AACAAGCAACTAGCTTACAACAACTGGTAAGAACAATGCAACACAAGATTGACTTTAATCTTGGAACAACAGCATTGTTTAGCTACCCAAATCCTACAGGATATAATTCTTCATATCTAATTGGTTACGGTGATGCAAGAACTTTATTAAAAGAAAATAAAGAATTCATGCAGGCAGAAATTATTGCGTTCATTGCAGCAACATATCCTAATGTAAAATATTCTAAGACAATCTGCAAGAGAGATGTTGGATACGTTGTAGATGCAATGGTCTATGATCTAACCTATGGCGGTAGCACCCAGACATTAAATGCAGGCCTTGCCTACTTTGACGGTGCTGGCGGAGCGTCAATGATTGACTCTACTGAGTTAACTGCAACTATCGCATCTTATAATAGATTAAAGACAATAATGCAGCAGATTATTATTAACACAACAGTTACTAAATCTGCAACTAATACTGCCGTTCAATTTACAGATAGTGCGTTAACAACTGGCTCTTCTGCTAGTTCGTTTATTGGCGCTAATATAGATATTATCACTGCTATTTTAACAGGCGGTGCCACAACTTTTAGACCAAACTTAACTGTAACAAGTATTACATCAACTAATACACTTAACACTACAGGGGCCCACGGCCTGGCCGCAGGTGATCTTATTGTTCCTAGAGTAACTGCTTTTGGACTAACAGCAGATATTCGTTATTATGTACTGGCTTCAGGATTAACTGGTACTGCCTTCCAAGTGTCAACTAGTTTTGGCGGAACAGCAGTAGGAAGTTTAACTAACGGTTCTGGATTATCATTCATTGTTGACACCGAAGATAGACCAATAGCAACAGATAGCGTAACAACAACTACTGCATTAATTACAGCTTATACTACACTTAGTGCAGCAGTAGGTACAATTGTAACTAGTATGACTAGTTTCATTACCGCTAACTATCCAACATTAAGCTACAACAGTGCCAAGTGTCAGCGTGATGCAAGAATTATTCTTGATGCAGTTGGCTATGACTTTATGTTTAACAGTAACTTTCAAACAATTAAAGCAGCTTATGCCTATTTGAGAAGTTCGTCTAGTGAACTATTCAGTCTAAATCAGAAAGCAGCCACTCGTGCAGCGTTTAGCTATGTAAAAACACTGGCTAAATCAAACGTAGGTGGCGATGCAACTGCGCAGGCCCGTATTGAAACACTAATGACTGCTTTAGATGATATTATCTACGGCGCAACTAATGAAGGTTCGTTGAGCGTTGATGGATTAGCTAATATTTACTATGCAGTCTTACAATTAGAACGTAACAGAGATTACATGATAAATGAAATTTCTGCATACATTAGTTCTACGTACACCGGAACAGTAACGGCAACAAACACTACTACTGATATTTTCACTATTAGTGATACAAGTTGGCTACAGAGAAATACTGCTATTAGATTCAGCGGATCAGTGTTTGGCGGAGTCGCAATAGGCACAACATATTATGTACAAAACGTAGTTAGTTCTACTACTTTTAAAATTGCCACTACAAGAGATGCAACAACACCACTTAATTTAACAACTGTTGCGTCGGGATCAATGACTGTAAGTTTGTTTTATGATGTAACATCTTGTGAAAGAGATGTTAATGAGTATATCAACGCTATTAAATATGATCTTAAGTATCCAGGCAATTATAAATCATTACTAGCAGCCCGTTATTATTCTAATGCAGTTACTGGAAGTTTAGAAGAAGACATGTACTATCTAAGAAATGGTACAGGACTAAGAAATCAAACACTGGCTGATCTAACTGGCGATCTACTAGCGCCTAATGCTTACGGAACTTCAAGAGTTAGTGCAGGTGCATATGCAAGTTTAGACCCGGGCTGGGGCCCTGCTGACTCTAGCACATGGATCGTAAGTCGAAGCCCTTACGTACAAAACGTAACAACGTTTGGTACTGCCGCAATTGGTCAGAAAGTAGACGGTAGTTTACATAACGGCGGTAATAAATCTATCACATCCAATGACTTTACACAGGTTATATCAGACGGGATTGGTGCATGGATTACTAATAATGCTAGAGCAGAACTTGTTTCTGTATTCTCATACTATTCACATATTGGCTATTTAAGTGAAAACGGCGGACGTATCCGCGGCACTAACGGCAACAATTCTTATGGTGATTTTGGTGCGGTAGCAGAAGGATTTGATTCAACAGAAACTGCAAATACTGCAATAGTTGATAACAAAAACTTTGATGCATTAGTAGGATCAGTACTTACTGATTCTGTAGATGATGTTTATCAGTTTGAATTTGACAATGCAGGAACTGATTATACTACTGCTACATGGGTCATTAATGGTGCAGGTGTAAATGTAGCCGTACAACAAGATGAATTCCGAGACGGAGCAGTCTTTCAAGTCAGGCTGTTAGATAATGTTGACGATAGTACTAATGCTCCAGAAGCAGACGGCAATTATGGCGGAATTGGCTATATTTCAAACGCTAACACAGCCCAGGGCGGAACTACTACACAAATTACCATTGCAGCTACTGATAATGAAATTAGCGCAGCATACGTTGGTATGAAAATTTATTTGACAGGTGGTAGCGGGGCAGGACAATTCGGTATCATTGCCACATACAATGCTGGTACAAAAATTGCAACAGTTACTAAAGAAACTACTGGGGCCGCAGGTTGGGATCACGTAGTATCAGGTACAACTATTGTATCACCTGATGCTTCAACCACATATGTAGTTGAGCCTAGAGTCTCATTTACTGCACCTAGTTACAGTAGTTCTGCTAGTTCTTTAGTAACTTCATTAACGTATGTTGATGTAAAATATGCTGCTGTAACTAAACTTTATACATCAGTTACTGGAGCTACATCAGGCAGCGGTCTAAGTGCTAGTTTTAATGTAACTAGAAAAGGCACAAAATATTCATTTGTTGATATTGTAAATGCTGGTACTGGGTATGTTAGATTAAACACAATTACTCTAGCAGGAACAAATTTAGGTGGTGCAAGCACTACTAACGATATTACTATTACTATTACGTCAGTTAACAGTATCACAGGTGCAATACAAGCATTTGAATATAGTGGATTTGCAGCTGGTGGCAACTTTGTAGCTCTAGCTACTAGCACTAACACAGTTAATACCTCAGCTAACGGAACAAGTTGGACAGCTAGAACCGCAGTACTGTCGGCAAACACAACATGGATTGCTATGGCAGCGGGCGATCTTACTGCGACAGAAACTGCCGGAGCGTTTGTAGTAGGAAGAGCTTATCAAATATTAACATTAGGAAATACTATTTGGACTGGCATTGGTGCCAGTGCTAACATAGTCGGTACCCGATTTATTGCTACCGGTAATGGCGGTGCAACAACAGGAACAGCAACACCTATTGCTAATCATCTAGTGGCAATTGCTGGTAGCGGAACTACCGGCACATCATATTCTGTAGATGGCGGTGTAACATGGGCCGCTGGAGGCGCACTACCAGCTGGTTCCTACAGCGCAATTGCCTATGGAAACGGTCGGTGGGTGGCAATTGCCACAGGCAGCTCAGTTAACGCATTCAGTACTAACGGTGGCGTAACATGGACTGCTGGCGGCACAGGCACAGCTTTAACCAGCGCAACCTGGACGGGCATTGCCTACGGTGGCGGGAAGTTTGTTGCAGTAGCCAGCGGTGGAACTACATCTGCATACTCAACAGACGGCGGAGTGAACTGGATTGCAGCAACTGGATTAGCCAGTTCTAACTGGCAGTCAATATCATGGGGCAATAACAGATTTGTTGCAGTATCAAACACCAGCGGCACTGTTGCTGCTTATAGTTTAAATGGTATAACATGGACTGCAAGCACACTACCTGCAACTGCATCGTGGACAAGAATCAGTTATGGTCAAGGCGTGTTTTTAGCAGTAAGCCAGTCAACACAAGCTGCAAGTTCTGAAGATGGTATAAACTGGACTTCGAGAACAACTAGTACAGCAGCCAACGGCTTTAGTGGTGTTGCCCACGGCAATCCTAACCAAAGTGGTATTTGGGCAGCAGTACAAAGAAGTACAGCAGGAACAGTGGCAAGTTCTATATCAGTGGGTGCTAGAACTAAAGCTCGTGCATTTGTATCAAACAATAAGATCTTTGCTATTAGACTATTAGAACCTGGATCTGGATACACTGTTGCACCAACTATTACTATTACCGATCCAAACAACACATACGAAGCACCAACTAGTGTTAGAATAGGCAACGGCGCCCTGGCTAATCCAAGTTTCACTAATAGAGGAACTGGATACTTGTCAGCTAGTGCCGAATTAGACACCGGTGACGGCTATGCTAATAATTTCCAAAGCGGGCAATTCATTGCTGTTAAACGATTGACAGTAGAGCCAGTTGCTGGATCTAACGTGGTGTTCGGACACTTACCAAATCAAACATTTAAACTAGTTAATATTGTTTCGCTAGCTGGAATTTATGATGGCAGCTATTCTGCATTTTTCCAAGTTAGCCCGGATGTAACACTTTTTGATTCTCCTAATGATGAAGTCAGTGTGACAACAAGAATTAGATACAGTCAAGTACGATTAACTGGACATGACTTTTTAGATATCGGAACTGGTGATTTCTCTGAAACTAATTATCCTAACGCACCTACTCAAGAACCATTACAAGACAACGAAACTGTTGAAAGTAATGGCGGCCGAGTATTCTTTACAAGTACAGATCAAGATGGTAACTTTAGAGTTGGCGACTTATTCACTATTGAACAGTCAACCGGTATTGCAACATTAAATGCAGATGCATTTAATATTTCAGGGTTACAAGAAATTACACTAGGCTCTGTAAGTTTAGGCGGAAGTTCAGCAACAATTTCGGAATTCTCAACAGATCCGTTCTTTACTGCTAACTCGGATAATATTGTACCAACACAGCGAGCAATTAAGGCTTACATTACTTCACAAATTGGAGGTGGTGGTGCTGCATTGAACGTAAATAGTGTTACAGCTGGTTTTATTCAAATATCTGGTTCACAGATTACAACCACAACCGGCGGCACAATTTTAATGAAAGCAACATTTAATTTCCAAGGCGGGGTAAGAGGCTTACCAACAGCATTGAATTATTTCTTAACATAAACGGAGTTTTATATGGCAACAGGAAGATTAGGAGCAACGGATTTAACAACCACATCAGACACTAATGTCTATGGCCCAGTAGCAGCAGACACATTTGCAGTGGCTACAATTAGCTTGTGTAATAGAGGTGCAAGTACTATACAAGTTCGTATAGCAGTTAGTACTTCGGCAACTACACCTGGTAACGGCGAATACATAGAATTTGATGCTAATGTTACCGCAAAAGGTGTTCTTGAAAGAACAGGTATTGTAATGGATACTGGAAAATATCTTTTAGTAAAAGCAAGTGCTAGTAACGTGCTTAGTGCAGTTGTTATGGGTATTGAAACAGCAACTGTTTAATTTAAGGAAATAAAATGGGAAGAAAAATTACCAACGGTATAACAACCAGCAATGTTACAGTTCCTGCAACATTAAACATTGTTAACACCACTATCAGTACATCTGAAACTAATGCAAATCTAGTGCTAGCACCTGACGGCACAGGTATTGTTAGTTTAGGATCTAAAAATCTTACTACTACTGGTACTGTTACTGTTGGCACTATTACTAACAACGGTGGTAGCGATATTGCAAGTTTTAATACTATTAGCGCAGCTGGCCTAGCAACGTTTAACGAAATTTCTGAAATTACACAATCACTAGCTAACGCAACTGGTACAATCACGCACGACTTTAGCGGCGGCGGAATCTTTTATCATACTACTCCTGCTGCAAACTGGACAGCAAACTTTACCAACGTGCCCACTACTGACAACAGAGCAATTGCCATGGTCTTAGTTATTAATCAAGGCGGAACCGGTCGTTATCCTAGCGCAGTGCAAATTGCAGGAGTTGGACAAACAATCCGCTGGGCCAATAACACCATTCCAACCCCCGGTGTTAATAGAATTGATATTTGTTCATTTACATTACTAAGAGTTTCAAGTACTTGGTTTGTTATGGGTAACTATACAAGCTACGCATAATATAGGATAGGAGTAATATATGCCTTTTATTGGTTCAGTAAGTGGGACGCAAGGATTTGGTCGTGGCGGCGGCGCTAGCCCACCAACGTGGGTTTCGTCTGGTAGTTTAGGAACGTTAACTGACACACAACGTGCGTCCGGTAGTACTTTCACTGTCAGTGCAAATGCCGGTCCTGGTGCTTCAAGTGTGACATATAGTGTAGTTAGCGGATCATTACCGGCTGGTGCCACTTTAAATTCAACAAGCGGAATTATTTCTGGATTTAGTGCTGTAGCATCAAATACTACAAGTAGTTTTACAGTGAGAGCAACTAATAATGCAGGCTTAACTGCTGATAGTACAACACTATCTATAACAATTAACGCAGTAACAATTACATTTAACAGTCCAGCAGCTGGCAGTCTTGGTTCAGCAAGTAGCGGATCTGGATTTAGCCAAACATATTCTGCATCTGTAAGTTCGGGAACAGTGGCATATACCACCGTGTCAGGAACTATTCCTGCTGGTACTTCAGTTAGTTCAGGGGGCAGTCATACTGGCACGTTGTCTACTGCCACTGCATATAGTTGGACTATACGTGCTACAGGAACTAGCGGATCAGTAACAGTAACAGTAGATAGATCGTTTTCGTGGACAACTACTTCTCCAGACGTGTCAATTCGAATGACATTATTAGGCGCAAGAGGCGGCCAAGTTTCTGGCGCATCGTTTGGTAACGGCGCAAGAATTGTAGTAACTGCAAATTCAAATGATTTAAAAGCTGCAGGTGCAAACTCGTTACAATGGCTTGCTGGCGCCGTCGGCGGTGATCAAGCTAATAGTTATAGAAAATCTGGCGGTGGTGGCGGCGGGTCGTTTATTCGTGCTGGAAATAATAGTAATCTCTATATAGCGGTTGCAGGTGGCGGAGGCGGACCAAACGACGGAAATACTGGCGGCGCATATAGAAACGGTGGCCAAGGTGGTGCAACTCTTGATTCTGGCGGAACCGGTTTCTCTGGCGGCAGTGGCGGTTCAAGCCCGCACAGTGGTGCCACTACTGGACAAAGCGGTGGTGCCAACGGCGGGCAAGGCGGTAGCAGCCAAGGCAACGGCGGCGACACGTCTGCCGGTGGAGGCGGTGGCGGTTATTGGGGTAACGGCGGTGCCGGCGGCCCTGCAACTGGACCAAACGTACCATCTGCGGCTGGTGGCTTTGGTGGTGGTGGTGGCGCTGGTGGAGGCGGACACGGCGGTGTTACCCATCGAGGCGATCCAGGCGGAGGTGGAGGTGGAGGATATCGAGGAGGTAACGGCGGCACAGTTGCAGGCTCTGCCTCGGGCGGCGGCACTAGTTATGTACGAAGTAATGCATGGTTAACAAGCCATCAATCAGGAAATAACAGCGGCCAAGGATCAGTAACTATTACAGCAGGCGGCACAACTGTAGTTAACAGCAGCGCCGGCAACACGGGTACGTATAATCTTCCTTAACAACAATATTCTATTAGCAACTATGAATGAACATCTTATAATTTATCATGATAATTTTAAAGAATTACAAACAATAAGTAGAAACATGGACAACAATAGAAATTTTCAATTTTATAAGTTGTCCGATGCCGAAAGCGATTTAATTTATAAAAGTATTTCTTCAATAGCCCCTACCATTCTTTCAGCATTAGGTAGTGAAAAAACAACCATAAACAAAGATGCAGCGTGGATGGCAGAATTCCGAAAAAATTCTCAAAATGAATTACACGACCACAGTGGCCAATCTTGGAAATATCTGGGAATACTAACTCTTAAAATTGGAGAAGAGACGGAACATTTGGATATTGTAAATAATAACGGAATACTAGAAAAAATTAAATTTGTTCCCGGTGAAATTATTATAATAGATCGATGCATGAAACATGGCCTTTCAACAACCAACGATAATTTTACAGCGTTAATGATACCATTATCAGTTTAACTTTAAAGTTTTCTCCAAAATTCTAATCCAGAATATTTCCTTATAATAGAATTTTCTAATGATATAGGATTGTTCTGTTGTTTTATTTCTGCAATATCGATGGTATGTATAGGTGCTCCTAATATATCATCGTTATAGCTAATATTATTAACAGACAATTGATCTAAGTTTTGGTACGAGTGATTAAACCAGTCAATACCATAAAATTGATAAATTTCTTTTAGTGTATTGTGAGGGTCAGCAATTAACTCGTTATACTCAACAAATTTTACACACTGTAAATAATTATTTTTTATTAAAAAATTTATTGAATACAGCATACTGTCAACGTATCCTTCTTTTGTCATAACTATGTCAGCTTTCACAGCCATTTCTGATTGATAAAGTGTAGTTTTATCTATATCATTGTACATAGTGTTTAAATAGAATGTTGGATATGTTTCACAAATTTTAAGATACGATTTAATAATGTCTAAAATATCTCTAACAAGAACGACTATTTTTATTTCGTTTGGACAATACTTTAGAAGAGAAGAAAAATTAAATGGGGTAATCCAGTCGCCTCGTTCTATTATAACGTCTTTGTCTATACTTTGATAAAAATTAAGAAACACATTTTTTAAAATATCTTCAAGTCCGGAATCGTCTGGAAAATTTTTAAAAGCAACTGACGTGTGTCTAATTGACTCTAAGCTGTGAGTTATGTCCGGTAGATATGAATGACCTGTTGCACAAATTTTTGGATTTTGAGAAAGCAGTGCAGCAAGTAGCGTGTTTCCTGATCTCGGAAATCCAGAGATAAAGTATATTTTTTTCATATTAGGATTAGAAATTTTTTTAAACGAATATATACTACTATATATGCTCTAAAGTTCAAGGTCTAAAAAAAATGGTATCTAATTCTATAATAATTGTTGGTGGAGGTTCCGCAGGCTGGCTATCAGCTGCAGCACTGATACGATATTTCCCTCAAAAAAAAATTACAGTTGTTGAGTCAAAAAATATACCAACTATTGGCGTGGGAGAAAGCACAACAGCTACATTAAAACATTTTATAAATTGTCATCTCAAAATTAACGACTCAGAATTTATGCCTGGAACTGATGCAATCTACAAAATGTCTGTTAAGTTTCAAGACTTTCATCACGTAAACGACGGCGGATTTCACTATCCATTTGGAAAACCGTATCTGCACAATCTAGAACCAATGGGAATTGAATCGTGGGATTTAGTAAAACATTTTAATAAAGAATTAAACAAAAATGATTTTAACGAGAGTTTATTTCCAGCGTATCACTTGTTTAGCAATAATAAATTTAACGATAATTTAAATTCTGAATTTGATAACTTTACCCCACAATTGGATTTAGGATATCATCTTGATGCTAACAAATTAGGAATTTGGCTAAGAGACAATTATTGTATTCCGAAAGGTGTTGATCATATAATAGGTGACGTAGTAGATGTTGAAATGTGTGATCTAGGCGTTAAAAATCTAATTTTAGAAAACGGAAAAAAAATTAATGGAGATTTATACATAGACTGTTCTGGTTTTAAAAGTTTATTATTATCTCAAAAAATGAATTCTAAATTTATTGATGTTTCCTATAAACTACCTAATAATCGTGTTTGGGCTACTCCTATTAAGTATAAAGATGTTCATCGAGAAATGTGCCCGTACACAATATCCACTGCGTTAAAAAACGGCTGGGCTTGGTATACCCCCATTGCTTCTAGAATAGGAAACGGATATGCGTATTCGGATCAATTTATTCAACCTAACGATGCTCTTGAAGAATTTAAAAAATATCTGTTATCTGACAAGCATCCCGCATCTCTAAGTAAATCTGAAGTTGACAATCTTCCATTTTTTGAGTTAAAGATGAAAGCAGGATATTATGAAGAAAGCATGATAAAAAATGTTGTAGGCATAGGATTATCTGCAGGATTTTTAGAACCGTTAGAAGGAACGGGGATATATTTTATAACTGAATCGTTATTACATTTAATAAAAATACTGCATCGAACAGAAATTAATCAATGGTTAATAGATTCTTTTAACTTATATATGCAAAATATGTATTTAAGTTGGATTGATATTTTAAGTTTATTTTATGCGCAAACTGTACGAGAAGACAGTAATTATTGGAAATCCATAAAAAATAAAAAATTTGAAAAAACTTTATTAGAAAATCACAACGCATTAAATTATCACAGCATGAACAATTATATGTTGCGGACCCAGTATGATCATAGTAGCAATAAGGATGTGTTTGATGCATATACAGCAATAGCCCATGGATGCGATATTAATTTAGATATCGACGACTCTCGATTAGATCAATGGACAATGTGGGAAATGAATCAAGTAAACTACAACAGATTGTCAGCAGAATATAAAAAAACATTTGATTTAAGAAAAGAAAAATGGAAGACAAATGCCGAATCGTCTATGAATATATACGATTATTTGAAAAAAAATAATTTATTAAACGTATAATTTTTTTAAGTAAATAAAAAGTTACACATCAATTACTATGATACACAAAGCTGATATTTTTGATCTATTTCCGACTCCGGTTTATAGTTCTGTCTTTCCAAGAAATTTCTCAAAAGAAGAAATTGAATTTGCTCAGAGTGTAGAAACTTATAACAATATAGGAAATCTAACCAGTGTTGATCGAAATATATTAGATCAAGTAATTTTTCAAGAAATAAAAACACACTTAGAACAATTAATTCAACAATATGTTAACGTAATTATTAATCCTGTTAATGACATCAACATTTACATTACTCAATCATGGATTAATGTTAGCTATTCGGGACAATATCACCATAAACATAATCATCCTAATAGTATTCTTAGTGGAATACTATATTTAAATGCTTCAGAAGACAAAGATCGAATTTATTTTTACAACGACATGTATCGTCAAATTCGTATTGATAGTAAAGAGCTTAATACATGGAATTCAGATGCATGGTGGTTAAAAGCAGGAACTGGAAAAATATTTATTTTTCCATCGCACTTTAGTCACGCTGTTGCACCAGTCCTCGAAGATACTACTAGAACAGCTAGAATTAGTTTATCCTTTAATACATTTTTAAAAGGGGCAATCGGAAATAACGAATTACTCTTTGGATTGGACTTATAAAAATGAAATTATTAATTGCAGGATCAGGAACTGCAGGGCTTATAACTGCATTAATTTTAAAAACTTACCTTAATATTCAAATTGATATTGTACACTCTAAAAAAATAGATATTATAGGAGTTGGTGAAGGATCAACTGAGCATTTTAGAGAATTTATGAATTTTGTTGGGATTAATCAATATGATTTAATTAAATCGTGTGATGCAACATACAAATCAGGAATTATGTTTGAAAATTGGGGCAACCGTCCCTATCTGCACTCAGTTATTTCTCCATTTGAATCAAAAATTGCACAATACAGCTATGTATATGCTAACCAGATATCTAATAATTACCCAATAACTACAAAATTTATTTGGGAAAACAAAATAGAATCAAATTTTTTAAACAATCCGACTAAATTTCCTTACAACCAGTTTCATTTTAATACTCATAAATTAAATGATTTCTTAACAAACTTATGTATTTCAAAAGGAATAACATTTTACAATGACGAGATTACAGACGTTATTTTAAATTGTAACGGTGAAATCGACTCAATAAAAAGTGAATTACAAACTTACAATTATGACTTCTATATTGACAGTACTGGATTTAAAAAGTTGTTGATTAATAAACTAGGTGGAAAATGGAAAAGCTATAGTCCCTATTTAAAAATGAATTCTGCAATTACATTCCAAACTCCGGACGAAGAAAATTATAATTTATGGACACTTTCAAAAGCAATGGATGCCGGATGGTTATTTAAGATTCCGGTTTGGGGTAGACACGGAAATGGCTATATTTTTGATAGTAACTATATTGGAGTAGATGATGCAAAAAAAGAAGTCGAAGAACTGCTAGGGCATCCAATCGATATCGGCAAACAATTTAAATTTGATCCCGGTCACTTAGAACAAGCCTGGATAAAAAATTGTTGCGCAGTAGGACTAAGTGCTAGTTTTGTTGAACCGTTGGAAGCATCATCAATAGGAACTACTATTCAGCAATCATTTATTTTAATGCAAAAACTAATCAACTATGACGAAAATGTTATAACACAGTATAACAACACATTCGGTAAAATTATGGATAACATACGAGATTTTATTGCCTTACATTATATTACACAAAAAGAAAACACTAAATTTTGGAAAGATTTAAAAAATATAGAATTACCGGATACTCTTAAAAATAATTTAGAATTATGGAAAAGAAAATTGCCTATCAATGAAGATTTTAGTAATTTTTCAAATTATTGTCTTTTTACTAGTAACAATTATATAGTAGTAATGGAAGGTTTAGATCTTTTTGATAGAGAATCAATTAAAATGGAATACAATAATCAACACCCTCGTGTTAAAACAAAAGTGCACAATATTATTTCAACGCAAGAAGCTATGTATCAAGACTGTAACACTACTGCAATCTCACATAAAGAATTTTTATCACTAATTAGGAAACATTGTTAAATTTTATGCAAAATAATCAAATAGAAAATTTTATCGGGATATATGACAATATTCTACCAGACGGCCTTTGTGAAAAATACATCGAGTATTTTCAGGATTTACAATCTTCGGGATTTGTTAACGATAGATTATCTTTTCAAAATGTGCAACCTCATCTTTTAAAAGATCTTGCAAGTAGTATGGTAGGAGGAAGTTTTGTATACGAAACAAAAATACATTACATAGCTCACGATTTTGTAAATGCATTTTGGTCTACTTGCTACCCAGATTACCTACAAAAGTATAGTATATTAAGCGGTGTGGCTCAACATAAAATATACGATCTTAAGATACAAAAAACAATGCCTGGAGAAGGTTATCATACATGGCACCCAGAAATTACAAATCGAAATAACTGTAATAGATTATTAGTTTTTATACTATATCTTAATGATGTTGCAGAAGGCGGCGAGACTGAATTTTTGTATTATCCTAAGCGAGTAACCCCTAAAAAAAATCGTTTAGTTTTATGGCCTGCAGGCTTTACTCATACGCATCGAGGAAATCAACCGTTAATTGGAGAAAAATATATTTTAACTGGTTGGGTAGAGCTTTGACATATAAAACAGAAATACTAATTTCAGATTCTGAAGCGGCTCCGCTAGTCGAGTTTGCATTAACTAACTACTCTAATAAAAGTTTTTTCGAAGACAACGGCCCCGGAAGGTATTTTTGTAGTCTAGTGCATATAGAAACTCCATTAACTGCATATGTAATACAATTAAGAAAAGAAAAATTTAAATTATTAGGAATTACTGAATTTTTTGAAGAACCTAATTTTGGTATATTTTTAGGAGTTAATACTGACGGCGCCCATGTACACGAACACACTGACTCGAGTATTTTAAATTTTTATCATTTTAGACTAAATTTTTTACTACAAAAACCTATAGACGGAGGAGACCCAATTATTAATCATACTCAATTGTTTATAAATGAAGGTGAATCGTGGATTAATTTAGCTTCAGAATGGCAGCACTCATCTACTAAAGTAATTGGCAGCAACCCTAGAATAGTATTAAGTTTGGGCGCATTAATAAAAAAAGAATATTTAGATAATATTTTTAAATTAAATTAATTTAAAAATTATAATACATTTGATATCAGAAAAAGATGGAACACGTACAACAGACAACTTCGACTTGGTATTTAGATTTAAAACCTGTACAGGCATGGGCATATATAGAAAACTACTTTTCAATAGATGAGTGTGAAACAATTAAAAAATATGCAGAATCTTTGCAACAAATCAACGCTAGGATAGGAGTAGATCAAAATAACACTGCAAGAATTGATCAAGAATATAGAAAAAATAATGTTAGTTGGATTAATAGCAGCGATCCTAGAGTTGACTGGGTTTTTAAAAAACTGTCAGAAGCGTTACATAATATCAACAAACAATTTTGGAATTTTGATCTAGAATATATAGAAATGCTTCAATACACTAGATATAATAGTAATGGCGATTATTATGGACCACACTTAGATATGTCTTTTGGTGGTGTTCATTATCGAAAGATGAGTTTTAGTCTTCAGCTAGATAACTCTAATAGTTACGAAGGTTGTGATCTTAATATTATAACTAGTAATACTCATGTAGAAACAAAAAGAGGTCGTGGAGACCTGATAGTATTTCCAAGTTTTATTATGCACGAGGTCACTCCAATTACTAAAGGATCAAGAGATAGTTTAGTCGGATGGGTATGCGGACCAAAATTTAAATAATCAAAAATTTTTATCAATAGTTAGGGGTTAGTCCATTCGTACGCATAATTCGAATACGCCCCGTCTTTATAGCAATAGTGTAAAAAAATTTGAATAACAGAATTACTTTGTATAGGATCTCTCCAATGCCAGTCATTATTTGCACTGTCCATTCCAAAAAATAAAATTGCGTCACCTTTTTTTAAATCTATTGTAATTATGTCTTCGTCCGATGCAGAGTTTTTATCTTTTGAAGATATATAAAATTTTTCAATTAAACTATCTTGATGAATAGTTACCGAAACAGAAATTTCACAAGAGTCTCGATCTCTATGAGAAATTAATTCAGTGCCTTTAAGATATTCTCTTGTGAATGAATATGTAGGAACAATTTCTTTGTTTAAAATATTTGAAATAGTAGGCAAAAAAGAATTCAATAATGACAAACCTATAGTGTCGCAATATATACCCTTAGTAATGCCATTAATAACATTCCCTGGCGCGGGTGTTTCTTCTTTTAAAACTTTTATAGAATCATAAATTAATTTATAACTATCGCACCCTATATCAGTTAATGCTTCTGTTATATGATAACAATAAGAAGAAGTGTTTTGATTAGTTAGTTTATATATTATCATCGGGTAGTTATACTCAAAAACCAGTACAACTGGCTATGAGTAATTTGATTTAATTTTTTACTTCTTTCCAGTCTCTAAGTTTGTTTATTAGTTGTTTTCTAATTAAAACAATATTTTGTCTAGTATCAATTGCACCCGACGGCAATCGATTGTTTAAACTTAGATCTTGATGTTGTTGATCGATGTACTTAACTTCTTTTAATAAGTTTTGTAACATGCCCTGCAGTTCTAATCTTACTGATTCGTTAGGAATTGCAGAAATTTTTTCATTAAACGCATTATATTCTTTTTGAAAATTTTCACTTTTTTCTAAATTAAGCATGAGTGATTCCTTATAAGCTATCTATAATATCAATTACTGTTTGTATTTTAGTTTGAATAATTTTGTTACGCAAACTTAGATCAAGCCCTTTGTGTACTGGCTTAGGTAAATTATTTAAATCAAACCATCCCCATGCTGAGTGTTCTTGGCTAAGTGTTGGTACAAATTCTGCTTCAACTACACAGAAGTATGTATGGAAGTTAAACAAACTGTCATTGCTAACAAACCGTTCTAATGGGATTGTCTTTTTAATTTCCGGAAGAAATCCAACTTCTTCTTCAATTTCTCTTTTAAGACCTTGCCATGCAGACTCTCCTGTGTGATTAGTACCGCCTACTAATACCCAGCGTCCGCTGTGTCTGCCTTCATTTTTTTGTAGTAGTAGAAATCTCTGCGTGTTCCTAGCACAAATGAGTGCGCCGGAACAGTCGATTTCTGTTACATTGATATTCTCCATTGACCCCTCTTATATTCGCCTTCGAATGATTTAACCCATTCTACACCGTTCCATTTGTACTGTGCAGTAGTGTAAAAGTTTGTTTGATATATAATTATGTCATCGTGATCATACGAAGAAAATATTACGTTCCATTGATTATTTTTCCATTCTATAATATCATTGGCCGCTGCAATAAAATCACTACCGTCTGTATTTTTCCAGGCAGTCGGACCTTCTTCGTTAAAAGTTAGTATGTATGTTATTTTACTGCCTACTTGTACAATATTATTCAGCACAATAACATAATACCCATCTCGATTTATAGGAGTAGATAATCCAACTTCTACACCGTCAATTAATACTTGACAATCATATACTCGATCAAACTCAACACCTGTATTAATACTCTTTATTTTAGATGAAGAAATAAAAGTTTCTCGGGCCCAGCCGCCT